ATTGGGGATTGGTTAACATTATTGGTGAGCTTGGAGAAGTTGCTCCCCTTAGTCAGATTAAAGTTCTGTCTTATGCAGAGAAGAATGATTGGATACTAGAAACTAAATATAACATTGGTAAGAAAAAAGAAGTCTAATGGAAAAGTTCAAGTCATTCATCACAGAGGCAAAAGAAGAGCCTTATAAAATAGTTGTATTTCAAAACTCTAATGATGTTATTAGAGATGTCAAGGATTCCGCTTTAGGTGAATTGACAGAACTTCTTAAAAAGAATGCAAAGTCTGCTGGTATAGAAATATATTTTGTAGATTTTACTGGACTTCATATCTCAAAGAAAAACAATAAACAATATATTAATTCGTTTCCATTTGATGATAATGGATATGTTATGTTACCAGAACCTAAAGACAAAGAAAGGGGCGGTTATCAAGACCCTATAGAAATTGACCCAGAAAATACTATTATTATGCCAAGGGGTTTAGGAACCGTTGGTATGAGCAATAATCCAACTTGGACAGACATAATTAAAGATTTTGAGCTTCAAGAATTTTTAACAATACCCTCTATAGAAAATTGGACTATTTGTAGTAGTAAATATTTAACTGATATTTATTGTAGAAAAGCAGGGCTTAGAACTCCAAAGACAATTCCGATAACATATTCCGAAGATACTGAAAGAGTGTTTGAGGAATTAAATACAAAATTTCCAATCATATTAAAAACATCAACTGGTTCTCAAACTGGTGTAGGTGTTGTTATAATAGAGAGTATGCGTTCATTACATGCATCTGTGCAAATGTTAAAATTATATGAAAAACATATGCCCATTCTTATTCAAGAATTTATAAAAACTGATTATGATGTTAGGGTTGTAATCCTTGATGGAAAAGTTTTGGGTTCAATGAAAAGAGAAGTTATTTCAGATGGTGATTTTAGAAGTAATGTTTCTCTAGGCGCAGAATCTGCTGCTTTTGAATTAACAGAAATAGAAGAAAGAGATTCAATTATCGCAGCAAAAAGTGTTTCTGGTAGATTAGTAGGTGTTGATTTTATACCAGCAAAAAACAGAGAGAAAGAGCAACCTTATATATTAGAAGTAAATGCTATGCCGGGATTTGGTGGTATTGAAAAAATAAAAAAAGGCCTTACAAAAGAAATACTTGAATATTTCAAAAATCGTGACAATTGGACCCTTGACAAATCTACTCAAACCTGATATAGTCTTTATATGAACTTTTACACAAACGTATTGCAATACGGTAACTCTATTCTTGTCCGTGAGGTCAAGGATGGAGAACGCACGACTCGTAGAGTTAAGTATGAACCCACACTTTTTGATCTAGTCAAGACCCGTGAGGAAACTGGCTACAAAACTCTCGACGGCAAGAGTGTAAAACCACACCACTTTGATTCTATCAAGGAGGCAAAGGCATGGGTTGCTGATCGTGAGAACCAAGATATAATCTATGGTAACACGCAGTATCCCTATTGTTGGATTGCTGATGAGTTTCCTAAACAGGTTGATTGGGACTTGGACCAGATGCTCATGTACACCATCGATATTGAGGTGGAGTGTGAGAACGGATTTCCTAAACCAGAAGACGCAGCAGAACCTATGCTGTCAATCACTATTAAGAACTTTCAAACAGGTTTCATTAATGTCTGGGGAATTGGAGAGTTTACAACTAACCGCAATGATGTAGAATATATTCAGTGCGAGAGTGAGGTGCATCTTCTAAAAGAGTTCCTAGCATTCTGGGAGAACAAAACACCTGACATTGTTACAGGTTGGAACACTGAGTTCTTCGATATTCCTTATCTTGTCAATCGTATTCGTAACGTCTTCGATGATGATGAGACAAAACGTCTGTCCCCGTGGAAGAATGTGTTTGCCCGTGAGGTTTATAAACTTGGTCGAACTCATCAATCCTATACTCTGGATGGTATTTCTGCATTGGATTACCTTGACCTCTATAAAAAGTTCACATACACTAATCAGGAACGATACACTCTTGACCACATTGCGTTTGTGGAACTGGGTGAGCGTAAGGACGGTAATCCATATGAGACATTCAGCGAATGGTATCAGAAAGATTATCAATCGTTCATTGAATACAACATACAGGACGTTGAGATTGTTGATAAGCTAGAAGATAAGATGAAGTTGATTGAACTTGCATTGACGATGGCGTATGATGCAAAGGTCAACTTTACGGATGTGCTGGGAACGGTGCGGTATTGGGACATTCTCATCTATAATTATCTGCGTGAGAGGAACATCGTTATTCCTCAGAAAAAAGATCACAAGAAGGTAGAGAAGTTTGAGGGTGCGTATGTGAAAGACCCACAGGTAGGCATGCACAAGTGGGTTATGTCGTTTGACTTGAACTCCCTATATCCTCACCTTATCATGCAATACAATATCTCACCTGAGACATTGGTTAATCATGACATTGAGCCAGAGGTGGGTATGGTTGATAAAATATTAAAAGGAAAGGTTAGCAACGATACTGAGTATTGTATGACACCCAATGGTGCTTTCTTTCGCAAGGACAAACGAGGGTTCTTGCCAGAACTAATGGAAGGTATATACAATGATCGTGTCAAATATAAAAGACTTATGCTCGACGCTCAACAGGAGTACGAGAACACGGGTGAGAAATCTCTACTCAAGGACATTGCCCGATACAACAACATCCAGATGGCGAAGAAGATTTCTCTTAACAGCGCATATGGTGCTATTGGGAATAATTGGTTTCGTTATTTCGATCTGTTGGTTGCTACAGCAATTACTACATCTGGTCAGTTATCTATTCGTTGGATTGAAAAGAGTCTCAACATTTATCTTAACAAAATCTTGGAAACAAAGGACTTGGATTACGTTATTGCTTCGGATACAGACAGCGTATACATTACTTTTGACAAACTTGTTAATAGCGTGTTCAAAGAAGGAACAGACACTAACACTATCGTCACCTTCTTGGACAAGGTTGCAAAAGAGAAGTTGGAACCTTTTATTGATCGCAGTTATCAAGCACTTGCCAAAGTAACCAACGCATACGAAAATAAGATGGTTATGGGACGTGAGGCAATTGCTGACAAGGGTGTGTGGACTGCAAAGAAACGATATATTCTAAACGTGTATGATATGGAAGGTGTGCGGTTCAAGGAACCTCACTTGAAAATCATGGGCATTGAGGCGGTTAAAAGCAGCACTCCTGCACCGTGTCGAGAGAAGTTGAAGGAAGCACTCAAGATCATCATGAGTGGTGATGAGAAAGAACTGAATACCTTTATACAGGATTTCCGTGAAGAGTTCATGGCATTACCACCAGAAGATATTGCCTATCCAAGAAGTGTAAATGGTATAGAAAAGTTCTCAGATAATGCAATAAGTCGTAAGAGAACAATTGATAAAAAGGAAGAACGCGAAAATAAGAAAAGGAAAGAGCCTACCATATTCGGGCAACTTGATGGTACAACCGTGGCGTATGGGTTATTTGCATCTGGCGCTCCTATCCATGTTAAGGGTGCTATTCTGTACAATCACTTGATTGAGAAAAAGAATCTATCTAGCAAGTTTCCATATATTCAAGAGGGTGAAAAAATTCGATTTGTCCATATGCAAGAACCAAATATCTATCAGTCCAGCGCATTTTCTTTTGTGACAAAATTACCAAGGGAACTTGACATTATAGACAAGATCGACTATGATACACAATATGAGAAATCATTCGTTGAACCACTAAGATTCATCTCAGAAAAGATTGGTTGGCGGATAGACAATAGTTATGGAACACAAGGTAGTTTAGAGGACTTTTTCGGATGAGATCACCAATATTAACAACACCAATTCGTTATCCCGGCGGTAAATCTAAAGCGGTAAAGAAGTTATATAAACTCCTTCCAAACATAGAAGAGTATGAAGAATGGCGAGAGCCATTTCTTGGTGGTGGTTCTATGTCAATTGAAATGACGAAAATATTTCCAGACATGAAGATTTGGGTCAATGACCTTTATCCAGCCCTATACACTTTTTGGACAAGTGTTCAGAGTGATGGTGACAATATGTGTGAAAGATTGTTGCAGATGAAAAGTGAGTGCTATACACCAGAATTAGCAAAGTCAATATTGGGCGAGCAGAAAGAAATTATTAATGATGATGTAAGTAGTAAGTTTGACAAATCAGTGGCTTGGTATTTTGCAAATCGAAATAGTTTCAGTGGTCTTACAGAGACAGGAACGTATTCTGATCAAGCAAATAAAATGTCATTCACAACCAACATCATTAATAAGTTGCCACATTACCAGAAGTTAATTCGTAATTGGAAGTTTACAAATGGTTCGTATGATGTATTGTTGAAGGATAACAATCCTAAAGCGTTTGTTTATCTTGATCCACCATATGAGATAAAAGATAGCACTCTATATGGTAAGAAAGGTAATATGCATCTTAATTTTAATCATGATGACTTTGCAAAGAATTGTAGTGAATGTGGTATGGATTGTATGGTTTCATATAATGCAGACCAATTTATTAAGGACAGATTTCCAGAGTGGAACCAAATTGAGTTTGACCACACTTATTCCATGAGATCAACAGGTGATTACATGGAGAATCAAAAAGGTCGAAAAGAACTTGTTCTAACAAATTATAGTTTAGAACAAGGTAGTCTAGAGGCGTTTATATAAACGCCTATATAATAACGTAACGATAATCAATTCGTTGCGTTCCGTTATGCCGAAACAGGCAAGGAGAAGAAAATGAATATGTTAGTAACAGACCGTCCGTTGTACACGGATTTAGTAAATAATTACGCCGCCTTCCAAAAACATTACAGTGAATCAGACTTACTTGAATATCAAGGTAAGTGGGGGGATGATTCTAACTACAGTCATGTGCAAACTATTGAAGACCTTTTGGAAAACTTGGTTCCATCAGATTTGGAGAGAAGTCATATTGTATCTGTAGATATCCGTGATATTTTCAGTAGTGAAGAGTCTATAGGTGGATGTGACCGCCCACTATGGTCAATCGAAGAAACTGCGGCTAAGAAACAACAGTTTAAGAGTTTAAATCTTCATAAAACATATCGTCAAGACGCTGCACAGGTGTTGTCTGGTATGTTAAGACCCAATCCAAATGGTGAAGGTTATCAGCTTGTAAAATACATTGGTAATAACCGTGTGGCGATGAAGTTGCTTGCAAATGCTGGTGTATCAACAAAAGTGATTATGAGTGTGAAATTCCACGAACCATCAGAAAAACAGAGTAGTTACATGGCCATTGAATCAGAACTTCATGCAACTGATGCTGGAGAAAAAAGTGGACAGAATGAAGCGCAAAAGTTTATTTCTGGATATCGTGCCAACAGAGAAAATGAGGTATACTGCTTCAATTTCTTGAAGAACAATGAATTTAATTATCGCACAATTATGACACAGGAGAAGATTGATGATTGTGAAGATTGGCTTACACTCAAGTCTTTGCAGGGTATCAAAGATGGTATGGGTAATGGTCACTTCAAAAAGTATGGAGAAAATAACGTAATTTATGCATTGAATACAATCAAAGAACTTGCTCAGATTACTGGAGAAGAGGTAATTGGCGCAACTCCCGTAGAGGTGGTTGCACTCATGTATAGCATCTATACTGTATATGGTAAAAAGGAAGCAGATAATCCAACACCTATGTTTACTTCCGATGAATTACATGATTATTTTGTAAAACTCTTTAAGAAAAGACAAGATATGAGTTTTGGTGAAAAAGATAAACTGAAGATTAATGACCTTTCATGGTCCGGTGGTGTGAAGGATAATGCGTATATCTGCGCTAGAGAGTTCTGGCCTACCATTGTACAACACTGGATGAATATCAGAGGAACCTCAACTGGATGGAGTCTTGAGTGTTTTGCTAATACCAAATTGCTGAAGAAGTGTATGGATAAACACTTAGCAAAAGAAGTAAGGGCGGCTATTGCTTAGTTGACATTATAACTTCAACGGTGTATAAATAGGGGGTGAGGGTTTCATCCCCTATTTTTATTTAATGGATACGGAGAAAATTATGCCACTGCAACAATATGTCCGGCAACTTAAACCTGTGCGACTAGATTACTTATCACCAGTAGATATGATTCAGAACGTATTACATGAATCAACTATGTCTAAAGGAGAATTGAATAAACG